CTCCAACCTGGCAAACTGATCTGTGTAGTAGAGTTGCAGTGTGCGCAGCACTGGTACGTACCGCCAAGTGGTGGCGTTGCATTTCACGACGGCTTCAAACCACCCCAACCTGACGGTCGCAGGCTTGTCTGTCCAGGCATGCTTGTACAACTGCCGACCAACCTTGGGCCCCAGCACCGTGCCATCACTGGTCGGCCACCATAGGCTAGAGCAGAACTCGCCATTGGCATAGTCATGCCTCGGTCGCACCTTCGTCTTGGTGGCAAATCCCAGCTGAGCGGCCATAGCTGCACTCGGCAAATCTCCTTTTTCCTCAGCCCCGTCCTGTAGCGCCAGAACTGAGCCAAGGCCAACCGCACTGCGGATGAGGCGTTTCATGTATATGACAAGCTGGGTGCCTCTCATGGACCGGACACCCATGGCAAGGAACGGCACCTGATGAAGTTGCCACTCTTCTTCCTCATACTGCCACGCAATTTGGCCGCATTCATCCATCACCTCGCCACCTTTCGGTGGGTACCATCGCCGGTGTGTGATCAACTTCATGCGCACGTCGTATCGATCATCTCCCTGTACTATGCTCCGGAAATAGGTCAACCCGGGGTTGATGAGGTGTCCATTGGCATCACGCTGCCGATCGATGCTGAATGTCACCCGCTTTGGCTTGGTTTCGCTAGTGGCACGCTTTCCGTCGGACTTCCCGTCGAAGACGGGGTTGTCATCTCCATCGGCATTGTCAGTCTCATGCAGTGGTGTCCAGTCATTTGAGGCGTGATTGACCTTGGCCAGATCTGCTGGAGTCACATTTGCCGCAGTGCACCAGTTGTAGGCCGCTACCAACCCATTGATGATGGTATTGCCCACCGACGTGTTGTAGTCCCCAGACTTCCGGGTAGCCACCACGTTGTAGACGTCCCCCCAGATGGTTTTCCCGGTGACATTGACACGCAATAGCATCAAGCTCAGGAGGCTGACACCCATACATGTCATCCACCGATCGGCCCCAAACTGTTTCCAGACATACATCTCCAGAGTAGTCTTCATGATGCCGATGCTGGAGTCAAACTTTGATGCGTCATCTTCCTGGTGTATGCATTCATAGTTGTCCTTCGGCGAGTGCGGGGCGTCCTGCTGCGCAAAGTCAAACCACTCTCCTGCCTTTTCCCCAGTCATCCCGCAGCTGTAGGTCAAGAAATGGTGCTCATCCCATATCTCAGCAATGATCTCCTGGGCTGCCGCTATCCAGGGTCCCACCGCGACCTTGTACTCATAAGACGACGTGGTGATGGAGCGCATCGAAGCATCGACGTTGATGTATGCAGGGTCCAGCATGCCAGGCGGCCCTGAGCTCGGTGCATTGGTATGTTTCTCATTCTTGGAAAATGGCGACTTCTCCTTCTTGCCGAACATCCCCGCGACCAGGAACTTCTTCTCGTCAGGGGTCATGGCATCCACACGAATGAACGCTTCCTCCAATTGCTTCCGCTCACCGAGAGCGTACTTGCCCAGCCATTTATTCCGGTCCATCGGTCGCATGTC